GGGGAGTACCTTAAACTCTTCGCTTTATTTGTGGGGCTGTCTTCCTCGGTACCGAACCACATAGGCTAAGTATGCCTCCGGCATATTTCCAAATAAGGAAAAAGACACCACCAGGTAAGTGGTGAGTGTCTTTTCCTATGAAAGATTAGGGTGAGTGTGAGCTATCTTCGAATGTTCACAACAACGGGACGCGAATGCTGAGAAGCTTGCAAACCGCTTGTATGTCCGCCAGCAGTACGAGCGATAGAAGCGATAGAAGTCACTATCGAAGCAATCGCACCTAAACCGTCGGTATGATTCGCAGCAGAAGTACCAGAAGAAGCGGCAGAGCCCGATGGCGTAGACGAGCCACCTTGACCGTAAGCAAGAGCGGGGTTTAAACCTGCCGCTTTTAAATCAGCGACAGCGCGTTGATAGGACGTGTTTGATAAACGCTCCTGAAAATCGCGGTTTTTTTGAGCTTCACGAGCAGAATACACCTGGCTCATTTGTTGAAGCTCTTTTTGCCGATTATAGTCGAGATTTCCAGTAAACGAGTTGCCGAGACCACTAAGGAAAGAACCTTGTGTACCATTTTGAGGATCATCACCGCCAGCAAACCAGTCCAATACCGAGTAAGCCATAAACTACCCCCTTTAGTGGTGATCAAGCAAAGAGGGCACCGAGTAAGTAGGAAGGCACCGAGTCGCGTACTCATTTATACGAATATCAAGAATAAACTGAGGCTCAGAAGTAGAAGGTACCGCAAGCGTACGGTCTATAAACTGAGGTGTCTCATTGATAAAAGTCTGATTAAGAACCGGGGCCGAGCTATACTCGTCGCCAAAGTGCCAGATATCAAGACTATCCGAAACAGTAGACCGCATTTTTCCACTTACACGATTGGGTCTATATCTCAAATCGGCCCAAGCCTCCTGATAGCCAAAAACAGCGTCCTTCGCGGATAAAGCGTAAAGCTCATTTTGATAGACAGGTTGCTCGCCAATCGATTGAAAAACGGGATCATAATAATCTACGCGATTTCGGCGGCGCCAAAAACGTTCCACGCCTTGTTGATAGGTATGATATTGCCTTATACACATAACACCTATTACAAAACCATGTTCGACAAAACCCTTTTTAGCGCGAGCAGAGCCCATCGAAAGCGAGTAAGCGCCAAGCTCCGCGAGAGGAGATTCCGTCGTACCTTGGGAAGTCTGGGGGACCTGTTGAATCGATATAGGATTACGAGATCCGCCGAGAAATTCGGGACGTTGAAGTCGATAATCGCCGGCATCTACGCCGAAAGCAGCGCGAATATACTCGATATAACGACTACCTGAACGAGCGTCACGCTCCAACTGCTTTTGGAGCTGGACAGAAAGACGCAGGTCATTAACCGAGATACCTTGGTCGTTGCGGGCAAAAAGGTTGTCAAAACCGAGAAAAGTACTAGTCGGAACGGCCGCAGGAGTTGAGGCGGCCAAGTAGGAAGTAGTAGCACTGGTGGCCAAAGCCACAGGAGTAGGTACGGAGGTAGACGGCCCAGCCACAACAACCTTAGTTTGATTAGTTACCAAGTTTCCAGTCGCTACGCTCACAGGAACGACCGGATACAGTTGGGTACCGACGATAGATTGAGCGTTACCTTTCTGGGGCTCTGGCAGAGCGGAGGTAAAGTAATCATGAACTTTTGCCACTTTCGGAGGCATGCCGGTATAATTAGTCACGCTCCAAGGGTTAGCATTGAGCGCCTCTATCGCAGCGGCACTACCTTTTTGAACTGCCATAGGCGGCACGACGTTCTCATCACGGAACCAATCGTTCCAAATCAGGGCGAATGCTCTAAAAGGATAAAGATTAATAATAGGAGCGTTAGACGACGTAAACGCCATGCCGGTCGGGATCCCCATATAATCAGCTATCGAGCCGACAGCGACGGAAGTATTGACCGTCAAGATGGGAGCCTGAGCTGTACCGGCAGGAGCCCAGGCGGACTGCGTGTTCTCGCCCATTACCGCTTGCCATCGGTTATCGACAAGACGATTAGGAACAAAAAAGTAAAACATATCTAAGAAGCAATCATCCATAACAGGCTTTAAAAAAGCAGAAGTGGCGCGAACGACCGCTTTCGAATCTATATCAAAGCTATCGCCGGGGTAAATTTCCTGAACGAAAAAAGGAACCAACTCGCCAGCATTTATTGCAGTTTTATGACTGTGAGAAAGGTCAAATCGACTCCGCGAATGTTTAATCGTCGGAACCGTGTTGAATACATAATTATTAGCCATTATCGACACCTACCATAATGACTTCTTTTTGCTTAAGGGGGACAAGAGCACCCGTATTCACGTTATACTCGCCAAGCTGAATTAGATCAAAGTCAGAGTGCCGAAACTTGGAGCTGTTTAAAATGCTCTCAAACCACCGTTGAGCACAGCCGTCATTATACTCCAAATGAGGCTCCGTATAGGTGCCAGAGATTCGGTCATAAATCGCATAAATAAAATAAATCATTTTTTTTCTCCTTTAAAATTTTGGCCAGAAAAAGGACAATTTTCAGACCCGCACAAATCGCATTTTAAAATTTTTCTACAAACGAATACCGCCGCGCGAAATACGACGTGCCAAATTCTTTTTATGAACACGGCGAGCAGTCCTCCTAAATTCATTCCGATTATAACGACGAGATAACTTATAACGCCTCATCATTTTTTAGTCTCCTCCTTTTTCATCTCCAACGACGGCGATATGTTCTTCTGCTTCTCCGCGTCCGACGGACTCGGCGATACACTCTTTTCATAATGAGCCTCCTTTAATTTATTTAAATTTTCCTTCAAAACCAAAGACCGTTTTTTTACTTCTTCAAAAATATCTTTTACAGACATTTCATCAGAAAGTCCAAATTCTTCACGGTATTTTTCAGCGACAGTATAAAGCTCGCCGAGCTTAGTAAGATCCGAAAGATCCTCCGTCATATCTGCTATATCATCTGATACAGAAGATATATTACGCTCTTTTTGTTGGGCATAAGCAACCAAAGTGTCGTAGTCATTGTTGCACAAGCGATCGAGCACTTTTTCAAGGGCGCAATCAGCAGAACTTTGGATAGCCTGGAAAGTATCAATCTTACCAGTTATCCGAGGGCCTTGTAAATCGTCATCCCAAGTCCACTCATCCTCTAAATAAGAGGCGGCAAAATCTTGTGGGACGCCATACTTTTGCCGAGTGTTCGGCAGTCTAAAGGTTATAGACATCTGATATTAATTCTCCTTTGCGATTTTTTCGCCAAAATCCAAATTTATTTACAAAATTCAGCCGACGCGCGACTAAATCTTCCTCACGGGTTGAGGGAAAAGTCTTCAACGCCATAGCGTCCTCAATAGGGGCTATATTAAGCCCTTCACGTTTGTACCACCTTTTAAAAACAGGCGGTAAACTTCTTTTTTTTCCCTCTTGATAAATACCACAGGTTTTCACAATCTCATCATAATGTTTAATCGCGTAAACATAACCGATAGCAGGTTTGCGAGATTGAAGAGTAAAGGCGGGTTTACGTTCTCCAACGGGCATAAACTTCTGCATATACTTAGCGGCATAACGGGCAGACTCACGATTTACTTCACCGACAGACGAGAAGCCTTTCGTCCAAAGCTTTTCGAGAGAGGGCGAACGATAAATAGGATTTTTCCGTTTATCAAACTTTAAAAAATATCTATCGGAAAAAGAATGACCGAAGATAATAACGTGATAATGGGGGCGGCCGCCTTTTTCGCCATATTCACCACAAGCGAAATAACGTATACGCTTTTTACCGAGAGATTTTCTCAAACGCTTAAGAAAAAGTTGAACTTCACGAACTGCCACTTGATTATCTTTCGGCAAACTCTCATCATTATATGTTAACGTGATAAAGCAATTTTCACAGTGACAAGAAGCTTCCGCCGCGACACGAGTAGCCCATTGGTTCGAGTACCCAACTACGCACTCCACACAAGACCTACAAGGCACTCTTATACTCTTAACTATCTCCCGATCACCGATACGAAAAGTTACTTTTTTAACCAACTCGCCATCAGCAGAAAAGGACTCTTGAAGTCCTGCGATCTTAGGATTTAGACACATTTTTAACGTCTTCCATACTCATCTGGATTTCTCTATGTTCAAAGGGACGAAGATACTGCTTAACGTACTCATGCGCTATTACCAATTTAGCAGCCAAGAAACTAAAATGAAGGGCATGGCGATGAGTCCAGACGTCAAAATAGCGTCTCAAATGCACGTAAAAATAGTCTTGCAAATCTTGCTCGCTGCTAAAAGTTATTGTGCCAAAAAAAAAGGGAGAAGGGACTATTCGATCGTTTCTCACCGCCTTAGAAGCTTCCAACGCCTTCTCAAAACTCTCATTAGTAACTACCCAAATATAACGCTGTTCTAAACCGTTCATAACATCACCTCATCTTTTCTCTTTCGTGACCATAATATAACACAGAAAAAAGGTTTTGTCAAGGCTTTTTCGAAAAAAATCTCCTTTTTTTTTGAAGGTGTCACCTTGCGCGTTTATATCAAGTAAAGACGCGCGCCTGTGCACCCGCGCGCACGTGTGTACGCGCGCGCGCGTACACGCACGCACGCGGTTTTCCGCGCACGCGGGTGCGAGTGGTGGACGGTGCTATCGCACCTTTTGTAGGG